AAATCCGAGCTTGCGGCTGCGGTTGCCCTTTTATTATGCTGTGGCGACGGTGAGGAACGAGCAGAAGTGTACGGCTGTGCTGCCGACCGACAACAGGCATCTATCGTTTTTGAGGTTGCTGCCGATATGGTTCGTATGTGTCCTGCACTTGCAAAACGAGTCAAGATACTTACGGCGGCAAAGCGCATACAGTTCTTGCCTACAAACAGCTTTTATCAAGTTCTCTCCGCCGAGGCTTATTCCAAGCACGGCTTTAATATTCACGGCGTTGTGTTTGACGAGCTTCATACCCAACCGAACCGAAAGCTCTTTGATGTTATGACCAAGGGTTCAGGTGATGCTCGTATGCAACCCTTGTACTTTTTGATTACTACGGCGGGTACGGATACTAAGTCCATCTGCTATGAAACACACCAAAAGGCAAAGGACATCCTTGAAGGCAGAAAAATTGACCCAACATTTTATCCCGTTATTTATGGCGCAGATGAAAATGACGACTGGACAGACCCAAAGGTGTGGAAGAAGGCTAACCCTTCCCTCGGAGTGACGGTGGCGGTGGAAAAAGTCCGTGCAGCTTGCGAATCCGCAAAGCAGAACCCGGCAGAGGAAAACTCGTTCAGGCAACTCCGCCTTAACCAATGGGTAAAGCAAGCAGTGCGTTGGATGCCTATGGAAAAATGGGATAAGTGCGCCTTTGCTACTGACCTTGACGAACTCGAAGGGCGTGTGTGCTATGGCGGACTTGACCTTTCATCCACAACGGATATTACAGCCTTTGTGCTTGTATTTCCGCCTACCGATGAAGATGACCGCTATGTGGTTTTACCTTATTTTTGGATTCCCGAGGACTGCCTTGAACTCCGTGTTCGGCGCGACCACGTGCCATATGACCTTTGGGAGCGTCAAGAATATTTGCAAACCACCGAAGGCAACGTTATCCACTATGGATACATCGAGAAATTTATAGAAAGGCTCGGAGAGAAATATAACATCCGTGAAATTGCCTTTGACCGATGGGGCGCAGTGCAGATGGTTCAGAACCTTGAAGGTATGGGCTTTACTGTTGTTCCCTTTGGGCAGGGCTTTAAGGATATGAGTCCACCTACCAAGGAGCTTATGAACCTCGTGTTGGGCGAAAAAATCGCGCACGGCGGGCATCCCGTTCTACGTTGGATGATGGACAACATCTATATACGAACCGACCCGGCGGGCAATATAAAGCCCGACAAGGAAAAGTCTACGGAAAAGATAGACGGAGCTGTTGCCACAATTATGGCGCTTGACCGAGCCATACGTTGCGGTAATGATTCAAGTGCTAGTGTCTACGATAATCGTGGGCTTTTGTTTATTTAAGGAGGATTAACTATGGGACTTTTTTCAGGGCTTTTCCGATCTAGGGATAAGCCTAAAAACAGTACGGCGGGTAGTGCCTATGCTTTCTATATGGGCGGCAGTACCGCAGGCAAACCCGTCACCGAACGGTCTGCAATGCAAATGACAGCCGTTTATTCTTGTGTCCGTATTTTGGCGGAGGCAATCGCAGGATTACCGCTTCACCTTTACAGATACAAAGAGGATGGAGGTAAAGAGAAAGCTCTCGACCATCCGCTTTATTTACTTCTCCACGATGAACCGAACCCTGAAATGTCAAGTTTTGTTTTCAGGGAGACGCTTATGACACATCTTTTGCTTTGGGGTAATGCGTATGCGCAAATTATCCGAAACGGCAAAGGCGAGGTCATAGCACTATATCCCTTGATGCCAAACAAGATGTCGGTTGACCGTGACGAGAACGGAAAACTTTATTATACCTACACACGTTCCACCGAGGAAGCACCGACAATGGAAAACGGCTCGGTAACTCTAAAGCCGAGCGACGTTCTCCACATTCCCGGACTAGGCTTTGATGGTCTTGTTGGATACAGTCCTATCGCAATGGCGAAGAACGCAATCGGTATGGCTATTGCCTGCGAGGAGTATGGAGCCAAGTTCTTTGCTAACGGCGCAGCTCCAAGCGGTGTGCTTGAACACCCCGGCACTATCAAAGACCCCACGAGAGTTCGTGAGGCTTGGCAGAGTCAGTTCGGTGGAAGTGGCAATTCAGGAAAGGTCGCAGTGCTTGAGGAAGGTATGAAATATACACCTATTTCTATCTCTCCTGACCAAGCACAGTTCCTAGAGACCCGTAAATTCCAAATAAACGAAATTGCTCGTATTTTCAGAGTGCCTCCCCATATGGTAGGTGACCTTGAAAAGTCGAGCTTTTCTAATATAGAGCAGCAGTCCTTGGAGTTTGTTAAATACACCCTTGACCCTTGGGTTATTCGGTGGGAGCAATCCATCGCACGTGCGCTCTTTTCAACAGAGGAAAAAAAGGAATATTTCGTCAAGTTCAACCTTGAAGGTCTGCTCCGTGGCGATTACGTAAGCCGTATGAATGGTTATTCCATCGCAAGGCAGAACGGATGGATGTCCGCAAACGATATCCGTGAGCTTGAGAACCTTGACCGCATCCCCACAGAGGAAGGCGGTGACCTCTATCTTATCAACGGCAATATGCTCCCCCTTGGGAACGCGGGAGCCTTTGCAAATATAAATAACGGAAAGGAGGAAAATTCCGATGAAGAAACCCCAAGCACACAAGTTTTGGAGGTGGAGGAACGAAGCGGAAAGCGAATCACCCGCAACCGTAAGAGTCCTTGAACTTTACGGAACGATAGCCGAGGAAAGTTGGTTTGATGATGACGTTACTCCCCAAATGTTCAGAAATGAGCTTTTTGCGGGTAGTGGAGATGTTGTCATTTGGATTAACTCTCCGGGTGGAGACTGCGTAGCGGCAAGCCAAATCTACTCAATGCTGATGGATTATAAAGGCAAAGTTACCGTCAAAATCGATGGCATCGCGGCATCTGCTGCATCTGTCATTGCTATGGCAGGCACCGAGGTTCTTATGGCTCCCACAGCACTTATGATGATTCACAACCCTGCAACCGTAGCTTTCGGTGACCACGAGGATATGCAGAAAGCAATCGATATGCTGACAGAGGTTAAGGAATCTATCATCAATGCTTACGAGATTAAGACCAATATGTCTCGCGCCAAGCTCTCTCACCTTATGGACTCTGAAACGTGGATGAACGCAAACAAAGCAATTGAACTCGGTTTTGCCGACGATATCCTTACGGATGAAAAGACGGCTGTCGAAGTTCCTGCCTATGCGTTTTCAGGCAAAGAGGTGGCTAATCGTTTGTATAACAAAATCGCAGCCAAAGTAACCCCCGCACCCAAAACAGAAACACCGGCAAAAGAGCCGGAAGAACCCCACGGTCGTTCCTATGACGAACTTATGGAACGCCTCAATCTTATGAAATATTAAAAAAACGGAGGATTTTATTATTATGACTATCAACGAACTTCGCACCAAGCGTGCAAAAGCATGGGAGTCCGCAAAAGCATTCCTTGACTCCCACAGAAACGACAAGGGCATTCTCTCTGCCGAGGATGATGCTACGTATGCTCGTATGGAGAATGACATCTCCGAACTCGGCAAGGAAATCGCACGTATGGAGCGCCTTGAGGCAATGGATATGGAGATGTCCAAGCCTGTAAGCACTCCCATCATCGAAAAGCCCGAAACTAGCAAGGTAGAAGCCAAGGTCGGCAGAGCTACCGATGATTACAAAAAGGCTTTCTGGAACCACGCAAGAAAGCGCGACTCTTATGAAGTACGAAACGCACTTCAGATCGGCACGGATTCCGAAGGTGGCTACCTCGTTCCCGACACCTTTGAGAAGACCCTTATTACCGCACTTGAGGCAGAAAACGTAATCCGTAAGCACGCTCACGTGTTTACTACCTCCCACGGCTCTCACAAGATTCCGGTGGTATCCACCCGTGGTACTGCAGCTTGGGTAGATGAGGAAGGACAGATTCCCGAGAGCGATGATGCATTCGGTCAGCAGCTCATCGGCGCACACAAGGTCGCAACCCTTATCAAGGTTTCCGAGGAGCTTCTCAACGACTCCGCATTCGACC